AATTAACGGCCACAAGGATTGACAAAAATAACAAATACGTTATTGAAGAAAGCTTTTTCACCTCTGAAAACAAAGCTAATAATAGTATGGAGTATTTAAAAAAATACTTAATTTATAATCATTCTTTAAACGAAAATAATATAGAACACTATAATAATTATAATAGAACACAGACTTTTATAATTGATAATACATTTAATGTATCTCTTATAGAACATAGTATTAAAACAAATATCTTAAAATACATTTAATTTATAACATATGAAACCTAAAATATACACAAGTAACAAATATAAAGACGAGCTAACCTCTTATGCACTACATTGCGGATACATACAGTATAGAAATAATAAAAGTTTACAGGTTATTCATAATATGTATAGGGTAAGCTATCTATATGGTCAGGAGTATTTTAGTACTATAAAAAATGCAAGGCTGTACCTATACAAGGGTATTTTAATAAAGGAGTAATAACAACAATATAAAACAAATAAGTAATGGAGAATACAACAGTAGCATTAAACAATATCAACACAAGTCAACACGTATTAAATGAAACCTATTTAGTAGGGATTAACCAATATGGTGAGCCCATAACAATACTATTTAATACTATAGAATTGTTAGAATGGATTGATATATCACGTATGAAAAGCCAATCATGCAAGTATATCAATCAAATAAATAAATAAGATACACTTACTAAACCATTAGCCTATTATATTTATTTATAGTAGGTTTTTTTGTGCCTTATAATAAGCTATAGATTTAGTCTATAATGAATACTTTTTATATAGGTTATTATTATACAGATATTATTGTAATAGTCTGATACTGTTATGTAGTATGTAGAAATAATTTAAACTACCATTTTAACCTCATTTAACCACCATATCAACCCACCTAACCACCTGCAGGTAATACCTACTCATCTGTTTAATACAGTAGCTTACAAACGCTTATAATCGTTGAATAGATTGTGTCTATAGTGTGTGTGCTGTATTATAGGTATAAGTGATAGTTAACGTAAATCTGCTATTCTGTATGTGTAGTACCTCAATTAAATAAATTCAAACAAAAGTCAAATATCTTTTAACACAAAACACATAAACCAAATTTGAAAATATATTAAATAGTCGAATATGTTTTTATTATTATGTGACTTATTAGATTAGAAATATAATTTAACACCCTCCTGTAATATTTTAAAGATATTGTTTGCGAGACAATTGATAAAGCTAGTATGCTCGTTAGTGTGAATATCTACTGGGTGTTAATAGGAAAATAAAAAAGGATAGATGCAATTACTAAAGAGACTTGATTGACCTGAGCCAATAACCGTGTTAGGATTAAAGTTTAGTAGGTTAGAGAGAACTACAGCTCTTATTATGATAACTAAAAACATACTAAACTGTCCGCCTACTATAGACAAATAGTATTAGTATGTTAATAACTATAAGTAAAATCTATTCTTTAAAGTGCTTTATTATTATTACTATAGCAAATATTGATAGTACTATTGTTATTCCATTCATAATTTATTTATTTCTTGTTTAATTTCTTCTATATATTCCGAAACCTCTTTATCTTGTCCGTAAAAATGCTCAATAGCTTTATGCATTTCATTTACACATATTAATGCACATTTTTTAGCATCCTCTATATAATTCCATCCTGTTGTTAAGACCTCATACCTTTCTACTAATTCTTCTGCTTTTTCTTTTGGCGTCATAATTAAAACATTTTAAATTGACTGCTATCTAATTCCTCCCAAGCAACTATTTGCTTCTTAACTTGATTAATCTCTTGACTAATAGCTGTTCTTTCGAGCTTTAGATTATCCATCCTACTATTTAAGGTATCTATATTATAAGTCACCTCTCTTGCTGTATAAGTTTTACCTTCTTTCATTTTAAAATAATTTAGTTTGATTGTTTATCTCGTTTTCAGTAGGGTTTCTTTCATCTAAATCCGTAACTCCACACGCTAATCCATTACAATCCATTAGAGGTTTTGGCTCTCTACCTTTCATCATAGAAATATCTTTCATTAACGGGTAGTCTTTATGTGGCTTTAAAAAAACTAAACCACCGCCTTTACTTTGGTCTTTACTCATTGTAACAGGTTCTCCCTTCATGTCTGTTAAATCATGTTCAACTTGAGCCATTTTATCAAAGTTTTCTGGAATATCCCTTTGCATCTTTTGCCAATAACCTATCCCTCCTTGCACACAACCTGTTTTTAAACAGTTATTGTTTAGAAAACCTAATACATACGCTCTTGGCATTTTTAAACCTTCATTCATTAGTATTTGCACACAGTCTTTTTTATTATATCCATACATTAATAAAGGAAATACAGGTTTTGCGGTTTCTCTATAGTTGTTTACCATAGACTTAACCCTTCTGATTTCATCTCCATCGAATCCAAATGCTTGATGTTTGAAATTATTTTCCTTCTGCCACTCTTTTCTTAATTCTCTTTTTAGTTCAGAAGAACAAACAGCACCACCAGCAACATTTAAAGACTTGTATTTAAACCACACATCTTGTATCTTATCATACTTTTTATCTTTACCTATCCTTGTAATGGTTTCAATTTCTTTACCATACCACTCTTCACAATCTTTTTTAAATCTATAAGTATCATCATCTTCATTAAAAGTATCAATAAAGATTAACCTTACATTTTCTAAACCGTATAAATCAATACATAATTTACAAGTTACGGCAGAAGTAACTCCTCCTGACCACCAACCAATTACCTTACCTTCTTTCATCTTCTTCTATTTTATCTATTCGTTGTTGTGCTTTCTGAACTGCAAAATTAGCAAACGACTCCTTGTTACTAATAATAAACATTGCTTCCTTTAATGTTAAACACATATTAATCTATTTTTAAAAATTCAGATTCAGCATAAGTCATAAACCACTCTTTATTGTTCTCATACTTATCTACAATAGCTTCTAGTATAACAACCTCCTCTATGGTCTTTAGCTTGGCTATCCTGTTTATAAGACTATCTACCTTATTTAATATATTAGTTGTCATCATAGGGTCAGATTCGTAAACAACATCAAAAGACTCCCTTACAATAGGTTCTAATATTTTAATCATCCTGTTGCCTTGATTCTTTAGGTCCTGCTTATACCTATTTGTAGTAACCAAACACTCGTTGGCTTCTAATAGTAATTGCGATAATAGTATCGACTTTAAAAACATAATCTGTTCGTTTGTAATCTCTTGTTTGCTCATTTTATTTATTGTTTAATTAATACTTGTTCTATATTTGTAAATCTCACTCTTAATTCATTTCTCATAAACACTCTCTTTAAACCATCTTCTCTTTTTAAAGTATCTTGAGACTTAATACACTTATCTAAGTAAGATTGCTCTTTAAGACCGTGTGTGGTCAACGTAGATACCACAGTATAAACTTTATCTGTATCTAAACATCTAAAACTACCGTATTTTATACTATTATTATTATTTAATATATTCATATAAGGCAAATATAAAACTAATATTTGGATACGCAACTATAATTAACACAAAATATAAAAAAATAGTTATCTCAGTATAAGATATTTTATTTATGACGCACGAATTTGAGATTAATATACCAGAAACACTAAGAGATATAACAATTTCTCAATGGCAGAAGTATATTAAAATTTATGAGAAAAATAAAGAAGCTGAAAATACAGAGTTCTTAGAGAAGAAGATGTTGGAGATTTTTTGCGGTGTAAAACTTAGTGATATAGATAGTATAGGTTTAAGTGTCTTTGACAATACGGTAATGCACTTATCTAACTTACTAAACTCAAAAATAGACCTAGTTAGGACTTTCGATATGAAAGGAACTGATGGAGCTGTAGTGCATTTTGGTATGATACCTAACTTGGATAAAATGAGTTATGGTGAGTTTATAGATTTAGAAAAGTACATAGTTGATGACGAGAACTTCCATAGAGCTATGGCGGTTATGTATAGACCAATTAAGCACCACAATAAAGATAAGTATCTAATACATGACTATCAAGGAACAGAGTTCTTAGCAGAGGTTATGAAAGACACTCCATTAGACGTTGCATTAGGTGTGCGGGTTTTTTTTTATCGTTTAGCGACAAAATTAGGGAACTATACGATGGTCTCTACACTACAAGAGCTTCAGCAGATACAGGAGGGTCGGGAGGACAAGCATTCTCTAGAAAGTGGGGAACTTATCAAGCAATATATACTCTCGCTGGAGAAGATGTCAGGAGAATTGGAGAAGTTACAGAAATCCCAGTACATCAATGTTTAATGTATCTAGAATTTGTTAAAGAGAAATTGGATTTAGAAAATAAAATGATTAAAGCACAATCAAGATGACACACGTTTACAACATATTAGACACATTAAAAGACGAATTACTTGCTAGTCCGTCTGTAAATACCGTAACATACGGAGATATAGCTGACGTAGACCTAGATAAGACTACTATATTCCCATTATCACACCTTTTTATGGATAATGTTGTTTATAAGGAAAGAACAGTCTTGTTTAATGTAAAATTGCTTTGTGCTGATATTATTGACTACAATAATGAAAATTCAGATTTTGACTTGTTTTACGGTAATGATAACTTACATGACGTCTTAAACACTCAATTTGAGGTAATAAATTCTCTTGTATTGAAGTTAATGAGAGGAGATTTGTTTGAATCAAAGTACCAATTAACTACCCATCCATCAGCACAGCCATTTAAAGAGCGTTTTAGCAACCAATTAGCAGGTTGGAGTGTAGATTTAGAAATAGAGATTCCAAAGTCAGTAGCACTACCTAATTGCTCTAAAACTGAAACAGAAACTTCAGGTGAAGTAATGTCTGATAATTATAGCAACAATGTATCACCTACATTAATATACAACAACTCTTCAGTAAAAACAATACAACTAGATACACTTTTCTTCTATCAAATGAGGGCTTGGGATAGTGCAACTTCATTTTCAATAGATGGATTAATAGATGGATTGAGCGTTACAAGCTCAGGTGTTATTAGTGGTGTAGTTACAGGTGTAGCAAGGACAGAAACAATGACCTTAAACGCTACCAATGAATACGGAACAGACTCTGTTGTAGCTACCTTTGATATTACTGTTGAAGGAATAGTAAACGACCCTTTAGATGGAGATGCTTTTAATAGCTACACAGGAGACCCTTCTAGCCCAAACTCAGACAATGCAGGTAGCGGTGGTGAGGTTTTTACAGGAGACCAAACGCCATTAATTTCTTTTGAAGAAGGAAAGAGATATTTTGTTAGAATAGGTGTTCCTTATTTGATGCAATTAAGCAAGGCTTATAACGGAGGCAGTACTCCTCCTAGAATAACAATAGAGGCAGATAGTGTTATGGAAAATGTTAGTTTTTTTCCTGAGATAAGTCGCTTCTACGGGCTACCTACAGGAGTTCCAAGAACCGAATCTGTAACAATAACAGCAACAAACTCTTTAGGAATAGATAGTCATGTATTTGACTTTGAATTAATAGACGATATAGGTATTGATACAATGTTAGCTCCATATAATCTAGTAGCTACAGGTATAACATCTAGTTCTTTTTATCTTAAATGGAATGAAAGAGAGTATAGCGGTACAGGAGCAGGAGCAGAACTATACAAAGACGGAGTATTATACAGGTCAGGAACTGATAGTGGCTACATAATACAAAGTCAATCATTAATACACGATTGGAAAATTAGGTTAATTGACTCTTTAGGTAATTTCTCACCTTTTTCTGAAACGATAACAGTTAAGGTCTTAGGAGGAGGACCTAAAGCTGAATTAATTTATGACGAGAATAAAAAGAACTACATTCAATTAAATACTTCTTTTAGTTACCAATTAGTCACAACTATACCTGCGACTTATTACACATCTATCAACCTAACAAACGGATTATCTGTAGATAACGCTACGGGTATAATTTCAGGTGTAATATCAAATCTTACGATAGGTTCTACGGAAGTAATTACTATTTACGCAGGAAACGATGAGGGTCAGTCTGAACCTGTTGATATATCATTTATAGTAACAGATATAGACGCTAGTATTTTAACTGAACCAATAAATCTATCTGAATCGAATAATAGTTCTGGAGTATTCACTTTGTCTTGGGATTTACCTATTTATTCAGGTGATTATTCATCTGTTGAAATATACAAAAATGAAGTATTAGATAGAAGCGTGTTTGAGTCTAATGGTTTGATTGAGTCTTCTTATCAATTTCAGGGATTATCTGGTACAAATACTTTTAAAGTAAGGTCTAAGGATGCTTTGGGTAATTACTCAGGATTTTCTTCAACAATAACAGTTATTATGGTGTAATATGAAAACAACCAACCTTAATAAAGCGTTAGCTGATTTAGTAAAAAAGTTTACAGAAAAGCTAGAAGCTCAAGCAAAGATAGATAGAACCAATGCAACAGGTAAATTTGCTAAATCATTTAAAGGCGAGGTTACTAAGGAGGGGTTTGAAATATATTCTGACGCTAAGTATGCAGGTTCTGTAAATAGTGGTGCAGGAGCAGCTAGGTCTAGCAGAGAAGGGTATGATAAAAAGAGAAGATTAGAAGAATGGGCTTTAGCTAAAGGTATTAGACCTCTAACTAAAACAAAGAATGGCTATAAGTTTAGAAAAATGAATACAGATAGTAATAGTGCTTTTAAGTCTATGATATTTGCTATATCTAAATCTATAGCTAAAAAAGGTACAATAAAAAGATATCAGTATAAAGGTAGTGAAATATTTGACAGGGTGTTTGAATCCATGCGTAAAAAAGTGGGTTTAGATATAAAAGACGGATTTAGCGCTGACCTTAGAGATGAGCTTATAAAAATAGTAAAAATAAATGGTAATTTAAAGAAATAAACAATGGCAATCAATACAAGAAGTCCATATTACGTAAGTACTTCAATAGCAAATACATATTATACTACTTTAGATATTTATATTTGGGAGGGTTCTGTTATTTCAACAACAACACCAAAATACAGTTTAAAGAAATACGTAATAAGCGGAAATACTGAAGTGAGTTATGAGGTTTCAGAACTTGTAAGAGATTATATAGATACAACATTTGATGGGAATTATAACGGACAATCAGTTTGGTTTAAGTCTATTACAAAGGTTTATAATTCTTCGGATGTATTATTAAACACTATTAATACGGGTACAGTATCCGCATTTGATAGTTATTCTTATTTTGAGGAAAATGAATCTTTTGGATTATCGAACAAATCTTTATTAATAAGCAATAGAGAAATATTTGTTTTAGCAGACAATGTTTTTAGAATACCAATACACACAAGTAAAAACCCTACGGTAATATTTTTAAAAGACGGACAAGTAGTATCATCGCAAACACTATCAAGTACTACCGAAAGTTCTACACAAGTAAAATACATTTCTATTGATGGTGTTACAGGTAATTATGATTCTTTTAAAAGCAGGGTTTTAGAAGACAATGGAACTTTTGAAGATAGTAAATGTTTACAAGACTTTTTAGATGAATTTGAAATTGGCGAAGTAGATACAATAAGGGTATCAGATTCAAATGGCACTGAAACTATAAAGGTTATCACATTAGATGAATGTAAATACGAACCAAAGAAAGTAACCTTTGTAAATAAATTTGGTGTATTACAAGATATGTTCTTCTTTAAAAAATCAGTTGAAAAGATGACCGTTAAAAAGGAATCTTACAAGGCTAACATAAGAAATCAATCTAACCAATACAGTATAAGTAGCCACGTTAATAGAGAATTTAATGTTGTAGGTAATGAAAGTATTTCTTTAAGTAGTGGTTATTTAAGTGAAGAATATAACGAGGTTTTTAAACAACTATTGTTATCAGAAAAAGTGTGGATTACAAATGTAAGTGATTTAGATGTAAAGGTTTTACCTATAAACGTAACTACTAGCGACATAACATACAAGACTTCTCTAAACGACAAATTAGTAGAATACACAATAGAATTTGAAAATTCATTTGACACTATAAAAAACATTAGATAAATGCAACAAGTTCAGGTATATATAAATGACCAAAGAGTTGAAATGTTTGACTTTGAAAGCGTAACTATAACGGATAGCATCAAAGATGTAAGAGATGTTAGTAAAGTATTTACAGCATACTCTCAAACATTTAGCCTACCCGCAAGTAAGACTAATAATAAAGTATTTAAGCATTATTATAACGGAGACATTAGAGACGGGTTCGATTCAAGAACAAGAGTACCTGCTAGACTAGAATTAAACTCTATACCATTTAAAGATGGCTATATAAAGCTAGAAGGAGTCGATTTAAAGGCTAATAAGGCACACACCTATAGGATTACATTCTTTGGAAATACAGTGTCCTTAAAAGACCTATTAGGGGATGACTTACTATCATCTCTTACTTGGTTAAGTAATTTTAATTTAAGTTATGATTTACCAAATGTTAAAACGCATTTAACAACTGCAGTAGACAAGACTGTAGATGGAATTACTTACGCAAACCCTATTCAAGTACCTTTAATAACCCACACTCAGAGGCTTTATTATAATTCTAATGAAGATGAAGCAGATAATGGAAATTTGCACTGGCATAACGGAGGGGGCTCTCATGTGCACGGTGTTAAATGGAATCAATTAAAGTACGCTGTAAAATTAAATGTTCTAATCAAGGCTATAGAGAAAAAATACACTATAGCTAATGGATATCCTCGTAACTTAGTATTTAGCGATGACTTCTTTAATACTTCAACACCTAATGATTTTAGTGAGCTTTACATGTGGCTACACAGAGTTAAAGGAGTTGTTACTAATGGAAGCCAAGTAGAGACTTCTAATTATTCTGTGACTGATTTTGCAGACGAGGTTAAAGAGCAAAGTTTTATGAGTAATAGTGCTCTTTCGTTATCTTCGTTTGGTCAGGTTGAAGGTGCGCAAAAAATATTAAGAGCTAATATAACAGTAAGTAGTGGAAGTGAAGGAAAACCTTATTCTTTTAATATTCTTAGGGATGGATTATCTGTTTACTCAAGTGGACTCGTATCTAGTAGTGTTTCAAATATAAATGTTCCTGTTGCTATAAATAGCGATTACACAATACAGATAAGCACTACGGAGTCTATTGTTTTCCAAGAAATATCTTGGAATTATAGCTATTATAACTCAGAGACACAATTAACAGTAAATGAAGATTACTATACTTCTTCTGTAAGTATATCTCAATTATTTGACTTTAATATGACTCAACAAGTTCCTAAAATGAAAGTTTTGGACTTTTTGACTGCTGTATTTAAGATGTTTAACTTAGTTGCTTACATTGAGGGAGACGAGATGGTGGTTAAAACTTTAGACACTTACTATGAAGATGGAGAGTCTTACAATATTACAAAATACATAGACACAGAAGAAAGTCAAGTAAACTCCGTTCTACCTTTTAGGGAAATAATATTTGGTTACGAAGGATTAGGTTCTTTTTTAGCTAAAAGACATAATGAGTTATTTAATGAAGAATGGGGAACTGAGGAGTATAAAACAGAAAATAGTAGCATATTTACAGGTGGTATTTATAAATATAAAATACCTTTTGAACACATGAAGTTTGAAAGATTGATTGATATTGACCAAACATCAAGCCCTTCTTTTCCTACAACAAATATTCAGTGGGGATTTTCTGTAGATAATAGTCAAGACAGTTATATTGGAAAACCACTTATTTTTTACATGGCAAGACAAACTGCAGACATATCGTTTGTTGATGTTGATGGAAACAATGTTGCTTCACATCACGAAAAGATAGAAAATTATTTTGCACCTGCAAATTCTAACCTTAGCTTACCAGTTTTTACTGATAGACAGTCAATAAACTTTAGTCCAGAATCTGATGAATGGGAACTAACTCCTAATAAGAAATCATTATTTAATAGCCATCACAGTAATTATATTTCTGGAATATTTAATAAAACTAACAGACTAACTAAAATGACAGCCTTATTGCCTTTAAGGGTTCTTTTAAGCTACTCTCTTAACGACAGGTTTATTGTTTTTGGAAAATCTTATAAGATTAACTCAATAGAGACTAATATGCATAACGGTAAATCACAACTTGAATTACTTTCGGATTACGCACCTTCAGTTATTGATTTAATTCCGCCTACACCACCAACTAACTTAGCCTTAGTCGCAGGTTCAGAAACATCTGACGGGTTTACTATAACTTGGACAGCAGGTACGGATAATATAGGTGTTACTAATAATATAATAGAATTACAGCAAGATTTTTACGCTACTATAGGAAACGTTACTTCTTATACATTTACAGGGTTATTTCAACAGACTGTATATAAAGTAGCCTTATTCTCAACAGATGCAGCGGGTAACGTATCTGCTATTTCAAACATAATAGATGTTCAATTTTAAATATAATGATAAGAGAAACTTTAGAATTACTAAGAAGCAAGGAGTGGTTAATTGATGATTTAGATATCAATATAGCTAAAGGATTGTATGAAATGCCTTCAACATTTAAGGAATTAAGAATTAATAACAAAAGAAAAAAACTAACAAGATAATGGCTGAAGAAAAAATTATATTTAAGGTTGTAGCTGACTACGATAAAGCTATAAAAGAATGGGGAGAGTTAAGAGATAAGGTTGCATCTACTACTAAAGAGTATAAAGAGTGCCAAATAGAAATAAATAAGCTAAAATTAGCTAAAGGAGAACTTACGGGGGAAACCTTTAAAACTAAAGAATCCTTACAGAAAGAAAAAGAAGTTCTAAGGCAGTCTAATGCTGAATACAAGAGAAGACAGAAAGAGTTAAATAATACGTTTAAATCTCAATCAAAACAAGAGAAATCAGTAAAAAGACTAACTAATTCACAGCAAAAGCAAAGTGACGCCACAGGTAGTGCTACCGCTGCTACAATGGAACTTAGTAGGGTTGTTTCTGACGCACCATACGGTATTAGAGGTATGGCGAATAACATTACTCAGCTAGTTTCTCAATTAGGCTCAGCTTCTAAAAAAGCTGGTGGTTTAGGAGCTGCCTTAAAGCTTATGGGTAGTCAGTTGCTTGGACCATTAGGTGTTGTTTTTGCGATTACTGCGGTTGTCTCTGCCTTAGATTACTTTTATGGAGCTAATAAAAAAGCTGAGGAGTCTACAAGTGATTTTAAGCAAGAAATAGAGGATTTAGCAGATTTACTAGGAAATAATTTAAACATTAATATACAAAATTATATTAATCTATTAAAGGATAAAAAGAAAATTGATGAAGAGCTGTTAAAAACAGCAGATAAGCAAAAAGAACTTGAAGATAAACTAAATGGATTTATTAAGTATAGATTGAGCTTAGAGGAGAAAAAAAGAAAATCCAAGCTAGATACAGCGGTGTTAGATGCCCAAATAAAGACCATTCAAGAGAAGGAAATAGAAATTCAATCAAAAATAACAAAAATATACGAAGAAGCTGCCACTAAAGTAAAAGAATATAATGAAAGTAAAGATGAATTAACAGAAGCAGAAAAAGGAACGGTAAAGCAGCTCGAAAAACAACAATCAGAGCTTAAAAAACATCAAAAAGTTGTATCTAAAAACAGGACTGAATGGCTTAAATGGCAAAAACAAATAGACGAGACTCAGGAAGCAATAGACACCATAACAAAAGCAGGAATAATATTAAGACCAAAAGTAGAAGCTCTTGATTTAGAAGGTCTTGCTATAGGTGTGAAAGATGTATTCAAACACAAGATTGACGTAACTTTAGCTGTTAGACCCGTGTTGCCAGACGATGCTATGCAGAAGTTAAAGTCTCAGCTTGAGAAGTATAGTGAGTATGCAGAAACAACTAAGAAGGCATTAAGCACAATAGGTGACTTTATTGATGGTGAATTTGAAAGGGAGTTAATAATAGAAAAAAACAAAACAAATTCCCTAAATAACGAGTTAAATAAAAGACTCCAAAACGAAAACTTATCTAAAGACCAAAGACAGGCTATACAGAATCAAATAGCTCAAAATGATGAAAAACTAAGGGTGAAACAAGAAAAGATAGCTCGAAAGCAATTTATGATTCAGAAAGCTTTTAAAATAGGTATGGCTTTAGCAGATACAGCTTCATCTGCATTAAAAGCATACGCTTCTCAATTATCAATACCTACGCCAGATGCACCCGCAAGAGCCGCACTTGCAGCAAAAGTAGCTACAGGTTTTGGATTAGCACAAGTAGCCATGATTGCGAGAACAAAATTTCAATCCTCTGCTGGTAGTTCGCCAAGACAAGCTGTAGATAGTAGCTCTAGTGGTGGAAGTTCTCGCTCAGAGCCTTCATTCAACATAGTAGGAAGGTCTAAAGATAATTTAATACTAAGTGCTATACAATCACAATTTGATAAGCCTTTAAAAGCTTATGTTGTAGCGAGAGACGTTACTAACCAACAGCAATTAGATGGTGTTATTTCAGCATCAGCAAGTACCTAAAATAAAACAATTACAACAAAAAAGGTTAACATAATATAAAAGAACTAATATGAAAGATTTAGATATAATAGAGTTGTTTATTGATGATACTAAAGAGGATGATGGTATTGAAGCAATATCTTTGGTAGAATTTCCTGCCATTGAAGAAAATTTCATAGCCCTTAGTAAGCATAAGATAGACTTTAAGACAGTAGATGCTGATAAAAGAATTATAGTAGGTTTAGCTCTAGTTCCTGACAAGAAGATTTATAGACGTAAAAAAGATTATGAATACAATGTCATCTTTTCAAAAGAGACTGTAAGAAAAGCATCCGAACTATACTTAAAACGTCTTAAATTAAATAACACTACACTAGAGCATGATGAGCAAATGACTACAGGTGTTTCGGTTATAGAGTCATGGATAGTTGAAGAGCCTGAAATGGATAAAACCTCTTTATATGGATTAAATGCTGTAAAAGGTGCTTGGGCAGTTACTATGAAGATAGATAATGATGAAGTATGGGAAGATGTTAAGGCAGGTAAATACTTAGGACTTAGTATTGAAGGTATGTTTAGCGATAGCAGTGAAGATATTGAGGAGATTGAGGCTTCTAATGTATTAGAGGAGCTTAAAAAGCTATTATCATAATGAGTAGAGCTGTTTACTGTTACTGTAAGAACACTTATTCAATAGAGTGTGATAAAGGAAAGAATAAAAGATGTAATGCACCAAACTATTGGAAGCAAGGCATAGGAAACATAAGTAATACTGCAGAAGAAGATTAAAACACGACAGTACATTTATAAATAGTTATATTAATATAAACCAATAAGTATGAAAGCAACAGAAATCCTTAACAATGTTAAAGAGCTTTTAAATCTATCTAAAGTAGAGGAAAAAATCGAAGACACTGTAGTTGAAGAAAAAGTAGAATTATCTACCGAAGAAACAACAGAAGAAGTTATAGAGGAAGTTAGTGAAGTATTACTTGCTGAAGAAGAGGTTGTAAAGCCTACAGAAGAGGTTGCAGGAGCACCAATGATGTATGTAACACCTGAAGAATTATCAGCAGTTAAAACTGAATTACTTTCGATGATTAAAGCATTAATCGAGGATAAGCCAATGGGAGACGTAAAAGAAGTTCCTCAAGAGTTATCAAAACAAGAAGAAGTTGAATTATCTGAAGATGTAGAAGAAGTTGTACACTCACCAGAAAGCTCAATTGAAACTAAAAAAAGTTTATTATCAAACCGTAACAAACCTATGACTACTGAGCAAAGAGTTAATAGTATGTTATTCAACTAAAATTAAATAAAAATGGCTACTACTACAAACATTACTACTACTTATGCTGGTGAAAGTGCAGGAAAATACATTTCTGCTGCTTTATTATCAGGTAACACAATTGCAAATGGTGGATTAACTATCAGACCAAATGTAAAATTTAAAGAGATTGTAAAAAGATTGGAATTAGATGGAATCGTAAAAGATGGTTCTTGTGATTTCGCTGATACATCAACTTTAACCCTTACTGAAAGAGTTATTGAACCAAAAGAATTACAAGTCAACTTAGAACTATGTAAGAAAGATTTCCGTTCTGATTGGGATGCAATCCAAATGGGATATTCTGCATTTGATAACTTACCTTCTTCTTTCCAAGATTACTTAATCTCTTATGTTGCTTCTAAAGTAGCACAAAAGAATGAGAATACAATTTGGCAAGGTGCTGATGCTAACGATGGTGAATATGCAGGTTTTTCTGAATTATTAGCTGCTGATGCAGATGCTGTTGTAAGTCAAACAATCGCAGGTACTGTAGTAACAGCTGAAAATGTTGTTGATGAATTAGGAAAGATTGTAGATGCTATTCCTTCTGCACTATACGGAAGAGAAGATTTACATATTTACGTTTCACAAAACATCTTTAGAGCTTACAAGAGAAGTTTAGGTGGATTTGCTGCTGGAGGACAAGGTGCTGCAGGTGTAGGTTCAATGGGAAATAATCAAGATGTAAATGTTTTATACTTTGACGGTGTAAAGGTATTTATGGCTAACGGATTAGCTTCTAACGTAGCTGTATCAACTACTAAAGATAACTTATGGTTTGCTACAGGTTTATTATCTGATGCACAAGAGGTTAAAATTTTGGACATGGAAAACCTAGACGGTTCTCAAAATGTTCGTGTGATAATGAGGTACACAGCTGCTGTACAGTACGGAGTTATTGAAGATATCGTAACATACGGAATCTAGTAACAATTAAATAAATACAAAAAAGGGTAGGTGGTTAATCTGCTTACCCTTTTTTATTAACTAATAATAAAATATAATAATATGGCTTGTGATATTAACTTAGGTAGATTAGAACCTTGTAAAGACAGTGTTGGTGGTATCAATGCGGTTTACTTTGTGAACTACGGAACTATGGGATTGATTACTCCTAACTCAACGGATGCAGATGTAATTGATAACGTAGCAGGTTCGCCTTATGCGTACAAATATGAGGTTAGAGGAAACTCTACCTACACAGAGAGCATTCAATCAAGTAGAGAGAATGGAACTACTGCTTTTGAGCAAGTGTTAGAGTTGACACTTAAAAAACTAACCAAAGAAGACCATAATACGATTAAATTATTATCTTTTGGTAGACCAAATATTCTAATAGAAGATAACAACGGAAACGTATTTTTAGCTGGACTACAACACGGGTGTGATGTTACAGGTGGTACTATCGTTACAGGTGGTGCTATGGCTGATATGTCAGGATATACTTTAAGCTTTACAGGTATGGAAAAAGTTCCTGCTAATTTCTTAAACAAAACATCCGAAGCTGAATCTGGAGAAGTTACTCTTGGAGTAGCAGGATTTACTGTCGTGGCAGTTTAACAATAATTATTGATTTTTAATTTATTAACCCTGCTCTAGCGAGTGGGGTTTTTGATTAAATAAAACAAAATAATATTATTTAGTTATCATAGTATGTTAATATTAAACCCAACATCTGAAGAAAGTTCAATAAAGATTCTGCCAAGAGGCTTAGATGTGTCTGGTGAAATATCTATAAAGCTTAGAAGGGATGGGGATGGTCTTAGTGAGCGTATATATAATATTGCTATAACGGCAGATTCAACACTATACACTGCAGATTCAATAGAAATAACTGCCGATAGAACAAGTGAGGTAGTGAAGGCTACCATTAGTGGTGGATTTGTTATTATTACATTTTCTTCAGAAATACTTGAGGAAGACTCTACATACTATTTGGAAATAGATAAAAATGGGGAATTGTGGTATAGAGATAAGATTTATGTAACTTCTAGAACAGCCTCAGAAAGAGCAAAAGAAAAACACGTTATTGGAAACAATACTATATATAACACGTATGATAAGACAGACGATAATACATATATAATATAATGAAAAAGAACAATATTAAAAAAGAGTATAAGGATAGCATTAGAATTGTAAATATGGCTTCTTATAATACTCCAGAAATCAAAGAGGTCCATAATAAAGATTGGGTATCTTTTGGTAATAATAATGACTATTTCGACAACTTAATTGAAAGATATTTAGATAGCCCTACTAACGGTAGATGTGTTAATGGTATTGTTGATATGATTTACGGAAGAGGCTTAGAGTCTACTAATTCTGAGACATTTCCTGAGCATTATGTTTATATGAAAAAGTTACTTAGACCTAGAGAAGTCAAGAGACTTGTGAATGATTATAAATTATTAGGTCAAGGTGCTATGCAACTAACCTACAACAAGGCTAAGACAAAGATATTAAAGGTATCTCATTTCCCTATGGAGACACTTAGAGCCGAGAAAGCAACTAACGGGAAGATAAAGGCATACTACTACCATCCAAAATGGAAAGACTGCAAAACTTCTGACAACCCTAAAAGAATACCTACTTTTGGAAATGGAAGTAAGTCTCAAGTTAATGAGCTGTATGTATTTAAACCATATAGGAGTGGTTTTTACTACTATGCCACCGTTGACTATCAAGCGTGTTTGCAATATGCTGAATTAGAGTCAGAAGTATCAAACTATCACATATCAAATATACAAAACGGATTACAACCAAGTTTATTTGTAAATTTTAATAACGGAGTTCCAAACGAGGAAACTCAGAACGCTATTGAGAATAAGATAAATGATAAGTTTTCAGGAAGCTCTCAGAGTGGAAAAGCAATTATAGCATTTAATGAAAGTGCTGAAACAAAAGCAGACATAGAGGCTATACACTTACCTGATGCTCATGCACAATATCAATTTCTTTCAGACGAAGCAAGGGAGAAGATTATGTTAGGTCACGGTATTGTATCTCCAATATTACTAGGTATTAAAGATAACACAGGATTTGGTAACAATGCAGAGGAATTAAGAACAGCATCTGTTTTGATGGATAATGTTATTATAAGACCTTTACAGGATGGTGTTATTTACGGTTTAACAGAGATACTTGAGTTTAATAAGATATTTCAAGACTTGTACTTTGTAACTCTACAGCCTATTGAATTTACAGAGTTAGAAAATATATCTACTAAAGTAAGAAAAGAAGAAGAGACAGGAGAGAAGCTTTCTTCAGAAAAAGAAGCAGAAGACTTTTCAGATGAAGATGGTGATGACTTATATAGTCAATTAGAAGGCTTAGGAGAGGTTTTAAGTGATGATTGGGAGTTAATCCATAGTGAAGTATATGAAGAGGAGATTGAGTCCGTTAAAATGGCTGAAATAAAGTATTCAGACAAGTCCTCATCAGAAGACAATGATATTTACAAAATAAGATATGCATACTCTCCTGAAAGAAAGTCACAAGGAAGTAGAAGTTTTTGCAAGAAAATGGAAACCTTAACAGGTAGAAAGATTGTGTTTAGGAAAGAAGATATAAACATGATGTCTTTTAGAGGTGTTAATAAGGAGCTAGGTCATAATAGAAACAACTATTCTCTGTTAAAATTTAAAGGAGGAAAGAATTGTCACCATTATTGGGAATTACAGGTGTATAAGAAATCTAGCGGTAAAAAGGTAAATGAAGACACCGCTTACGGTAAAGGTCTTGACAAGCCTACTAATCCTTCAGAAATTACAGAAAGAATGATAGATAGAGCAGATAAAGGGGCATACCCAAGTGTGTTAAGTAGAATTAAAAAAATCATAGGGATATAATGAAGGCGCTTTTTATAACAGTAAGGGATTTAAAGGCAAAGTCAATAATTAGTGGAAACACAGATGCTGACAAGTTAATTCACTATATCGAGGTTGCTCAAGATATACATATTCAAAACTACTTAGG